CTCGGCCACCTCACGCGCCATGTCCCGGGCGGAGTTCAATGCGTTATGCAGGTTTGCAATCATTTTCGGGTCATATCAGGATGCGGACTTGGCACACGGCCTCGAGGGGTTCGATATCAAGGACATGGTACTCGCCGATGGTTTTTCCGTGCCGGCTCTTCAGCCGTACGAGCTCTGTGAAACGGCAGCTGCACCGGTCAATCCACTCAATGTAAACCGAGTACGAGGCCCTGATGAAGGTCTCGCCGTTCGTCTTGCCGAGGGTGTCGCGGCTGTTGGCGATGAACTGGCACGGAACGGGGCATCCGTAGGACTTGGACGCGGCGATTGGATAGCCGTTGTCGTCCAGCCCCCCGGGGGTGTTCTCTATGAACTCTATCGTCCCGTTCGGAATAATCATCGCGGTGTGCCGTTACAGCTTGCTTCCCATGTATCCGTACCTCGTCTGCAATGCCGCCAGCGCATCCTCGTCGCCGAGCTCCTTGTATGTCGCGAGGGCCTGCTTTTTCCATTCGCTGCGCTGTTCGGGCGAGAACGAATAGGACTGGCCCCCCTGCGACACATTCGGAGCGAAGAAGAGCCAGATGTAGAGGTCCGCGACGGCCAGCCGGTAGTCCTTTCCGTTGAGGGATGCCTCGTCGGCTTGGGCCTCGTAGTCCACCGCCCGCTTGAGGGCGATGGACTTGACGACCCGTTCGGGAACCGGATAGGATGAAACGGCGAGAAGTGCGTCGAAAATCGTCATCGCGTCCGGAGGTTAGGTTTAGGCGGCCTGCTCGACCGAGATGGTTGCGGTGTTTCCGGCGGCGTCGGTGACGGTCACCGTGCTCGTGCGTGCGGTCGCGCCCTGTCCGTCGTTCGCGGCGGCGGTCACGCTGACGGTCCCGTCGCTGATGGAGGCGGAGAGCCAAGCGGCGTCGCCCTCGGGAACGGCGACCGTGAGGGCACCCTCGTTCACGCTGGAGGCGGTCAAGGTCTTGGTCGCGCCGGCGGCGGCGAACTCAAGCTCGTCCTCGGAAAGGGTGATGGGGGCCGCGTCGGCCTGCAGCACATAGATGCTCTGGGCGTTGTCGATGACCGGCAGGCAGAGGGCCTGAGCGGTGGAGAACTCGCGGAGCGGGTTCGTCTCGCCGAACTCGGCGACGAGGATGTGCGTTCCGGCCTTGGCGTAGGTCACATCGGCGACCGGGCGGGTCTCTTCGGCGAGGGTGCCGTAAACGAGGCGGCCGGCGTTCTCGGAAGGGATGGCCACCACATTGGCCTGCTCCCAAGGCTTGATGTTCTTGGTCGTGCCGTCCTTCTCCTCGTAGCGGAAGGAGGAGTCCACGATGCGGAACGGCACGCCGAACTCGTCCTCGAGGACATTCAGCATGGCGTCGCGGCTGGGGACCATCAGGTTGTCGAGGCTGACGATGACCTGACCGGCGAAGGTGGCGGCCTTCTGCTTGGCCTGCGTGCTGTTCCGCAGCTTGTTGAAGTAAGCCTTGGAGAGCATCACGAGCCCGATGGAGTTTCCGTCGGCCTCGGCCTCGTCGAAGAGCTGCTGGATGTCGTCGAAGGTGGCGGCATCCGCGCCGCCCCAAGCGCCCTTGGTGGTCTTGAAGAAGTTCTTGGCCTTGTAGCCGTAGTCGGCGCGTACGCCGAGGCCCGGCGTGTTCTCGTCCTCGACGAGGATGACGCCGGTGGAGAGGGCCTGCTGGAAGAGGATTTCCGTGCGGACGATGATGCCGTTGATGCAACGGGCGACATCGTTGAGGACGCGGGCGGCGATTTCGGCCTCGCGGGCTCCACGGGCCGCCATGACGGCGACATCGGAGAGGAACTTCTCGCCCCGGGAGAAGGAGATGCCCACCTTCGGGATGCGGCCGACGGCCGTGCTGAGGGTGTCGCGCTTCTTCAGCGGGAGGCTGGAGTCCATCGCCACGACATCGGCCGCGACGATGTTGTTCTGGAACTCGGCGGAGGACCAGATGAGGTCCGCGCTGTATTCCTCCTGCAGCATGGTGAGGTGCAGGTAGGTCTGCTGCTGGTACTCGTCGTTGTACTTCTCGACGATACGGCCGATGATACCCTCGAGGTACTTCTCGGTCACTTCAAAGAAAAGGGATTTGGTTGCCATAGTTGCTTTCCTCCTTTGTTAGTAGATGAAATCAATGCGAGGCAGGCCCGCCTTGATGGTGTCGGTGATGGCCGCGCCGACGGCTTTGGCCGCCGCACCGGCGTTGATGGTTCCGGCGCGGAGGACGGCCGCGAACGGCTGGCTCTTGCTCACGCTGTACTTGAGGATGCCGTAGTACGCCTCGCCTGCGCTGAGGGAGTCGTAGGTTCCGGGAGTGCTCTGCCCGAGAGGGGCGACCTCGCCGGTTGCAGTGGTGACCTTGAGGACGGTGCCGCCGGGAATGATGTCGGCGGTCACGCCGGTGACATCAAGCGTGACGCCGCCGGGGATGTCGGTCAGGTCCTTCACAACGATGATGGAATCGAAACCGCTGATTTCTTTGCCATCCAGATTGAGATTTCCGTAAGACATTGTTATAAAGGTTAAAAAGTTATGGTTTTTCGTTGATTATCGCATCAATGGATGCCCTTCATCACCGCATCGAGCTCGCCCGCGCTCGCCTTCCCGCTGATATCGGAAATGGAACCGACGGTGGGACGCTTGCTGGCGGCCTCCAAGGCCTTCGCCTGCTTTTCGTTCTCGGCGACCATAGCGCCTGCATCGGCCGTCACCTCCTCGAGGAAGGAATCGAACTCATCCTGCGTCATCCCGTCAAGGGCGATGCGGGTGTAAGGCTTGCGCTGGGGCTCCGTGAGCTTGGCGATGGCGGCGTTGAGCTTGTTGCGGCGGACCGTCGCGAGGTCCTTCGCCTCAAAGCCGGCAATCTTGCCTGTCAGGGTTTCCACCTGAGCGGCAAGCTTCGTGTTCTGCTCCGTGAGCTTTTTCAGCACATCTGCAACCTCCTCGGGCAAGTTTGATTTGGGTGGATTGGTCGGTTTCTGAGGGTCTGCGGGTTTAGGCGGGTCGCCGGGGGCGGGGTCCTTCTTGCCGGGGTCCTTCTTGTCCGGGTCCTCGAGCGGCTTTCCGTCCTTCAAGCCGTACTGCGTCTCGTACTTCTTGATGGCGTTCTTACGCGCGGTTTCGCTTGCCTCGTTGGCTCGCTTGTCGGCGTAGCTTTCCAATACCTGCTGGAAGGTGACCCCCTCGACAGTGGTTGCCACTTCCTCTTCCGTCGTCACGGTCTTGCTGAGTTTCTCTGCAATCCCTTCAACCATTTTCGCGTCGACCCCGAATTTCGTTGTCAGCGCATCGATAAATTTTTGCTTCATACAAAAGTGATTTATAAATTGGGTTTTTCGTATCCTTCTCCTTGTTTTTCCGCTTAATTGTCGCGGGTCGTTTTCGCTATGCGCCGGCTGCCGGTTTCGTGTCCGTCTGGCGGCGCGTTCCGTCCACCACCTCGCCCGCAGCCTCCTCCTTCTCCTCGGCGCTGGCATCCAACATACACGGGGTGATGACCACATCCACATCCAGCTCGTCGATGAGCCCTTCCTTGCCGGGCATCATCTTCTTCATGAAGGCCTTGACCACATTGATTTCGCGGTCGGCCGCCTCCACCAAGCGCCCCTCCTCGTCGCCCACCTTCAGGACCGCGTCGATGAACATCTGCTTCATGCTCTCGCCGCTCTGCGGAACGGCCTTCATGTTGTCGAACGACCAGTCCGGGAGCTGGAGCTGCGTGAAGAAGATTTGACGGAGCTCCGTGACATGGAACTTGAGGCTCTCCGTCGCCTGCTGCCATGTCACATACTGCGCACTCGAACCGGCGGGGTACTTCAGGACGGAGCGGTCCGCGTTGTTGGCCGGAGGTTCCGCGCCGAACGGAATCTCTTGGTCTGCGAACACGATGAATATCGGGCGGGAGTTCTCGCGGAGGTAGTTCCCGTTGCGGCTCATGGCCCACTCCATCTCGTACACTATACCGGATGTGTCCTCCCACGCGGGCTCCGGCCGCCACATGTACACGGCCGGTATCTTCCCGATGCGGATTTCCTCCGGCTCCTCGACGAGCTTGAACTCGCCCGCACCGGCGGACGCCGGCGAACCGCCCTCGCTCACGCTGCTCCACTTGTAATGGCGGTCGGCCGTGTAGGTGTCGAAATAGGTGGTCTCCCGGGTCCCCCTCTTGCGCCGGTACTGAACGGAAAGGGCGATGAGGTCGCCGTATTCGTCGAAGAGCGGGTATATATCGTCCCCGTTCATCGGCGAGTATGTCACGCAGCGCAGCTTGAGCTTGGAGTCGAAGGTTCCGTATTTGGTGTCCTTCATCTCCGCGTACCAGAGCGTCATGCTCTCGCACGATGCAAAGAGGGAGTTCCCGCGCGACACATTGACGGAGTCGATGCGGTTGGCCTTGAAGATGGCCTCCATCACATCGGCCACCTCCTGAAGGTCATTCCTCCCATCCGGCACATCGTACACCCGTTTCACAGGTATGCCGAAGCAGAGCTCCGTGAGGCGCTTGACCGCCAGACGCTGGAGCGCGTAGGTGACGCGGGTCGCAGGTGTCGTCGTTCCGTCGGTCTCCACCCTGTCCGGATATTTCGCCGTATCCATCACCGGGTGCTTTTTCGGGTTGTACTCCTTCTCGAGGTCCTTCCAAGGCCTGACCACCACGGATTTCTCCTTCAGTTCGCTAATGATGAGCTCAGCCTTCTTGTCCTTGATGTTGATAATTTCGGCGATATCCATATTTTTTTACAAAATGTTTTGCAAATTACAAAATTATTCGTACCTTTGTACCGAAGACAAAAGCAACAATCCAAATTGCTCAAACGCAACGGGGCACCCTGCGCAGTGATGCGCGGGGTGTTTCGCTCACCTCCCGAGAGCGGCCGCGACGCGGTTCACATCGACCGGTTTCTTGTTGTTGCCCACAATCAATTCGAGGCAGATGTACCGGGCGGCATCTATTCCGTGGTTCCAGTCGTCCACCGGTATGTTGAGCCAGTTGCCGTACCTGTCCTGCGCGTAGGTGTAGTTGTCGAACTCCTTCTTGAGGTTGACGGAACGCGAAGTCAGGAAAATCTTGCACCCCCTCATGAAGTCTATGCCGGCCTCTATCGAACCGGCGTATTTCCGCACCGGGTAGATGGGCAGGCCGGCCTGCATGATTTCGGCGACCATGCGCGGGTCGGCGGACTCCGAGATAATGGGGAGCCGCCGCTGCCGCTGGAGCGCGGAGAGTTCCGATATGATGTCCCGGGTGAGCATCCCCGCCCGGTAGAATTTCTCGTCGAGGTAGAGCGTGTTGTTGTAGTACCCGAGCTCGACGCAGGCGGACGGGTCGTTGGAATACCCGAAGTCCACGCCGTACGCCCGCTTGTCTATCGCCTCCGGTATCGTGTCGATGGTTTCTATGTTGGAGAAGATGAGGCCCTCCAGCGCGGCCCGCATGCCGAGCCCGTATATCTTCCATTTCCGTTCGTCGGCCGTACCTTGGGCGAAGTTCTCGTCGGTCGGCTCGTACGAGAGTATCTTGCGCCGGCTGTTCTCGGGGATGAACGGGTTCTGCAGCATCGTGGAATGGTCGAAGTAGCAGTCCTTTCTGGTGCACACGGAGTCGTATATCCAGTGCTGCTCGGCGGACGGGTTGTAATCGAGGACGGCGAACCGGGAGCAGCGCTGTTCCAGCTGGTCGAAGTCGTCCTTGCTCGCCTCCATGGCCTCGTTAATCCAGAACACATCGACCGTGAGGCCGTGCAGCTTCTGCACATCGTCCAGCCCCACGAACTCGAATGTGGTGAGGCCGATTCCGATTTGGTGGAGCGTCTTGTTCTTCGAGTAATCCCGCTTTTCCACCATCCCGAGCTCCATGAGGATGTTGTTGAAGTCGACCCAGACCGTGGCGTTGAGCCATGTCCCCTTTTTACGGCTGATGACGATACGCGTCGGCCGGGTCTGCTGCATGGCGTAAACGATGAAGAATTGGATGAGGGAGTAGGTCTTGCTGGAACGGGAGCCGCCCTCGAACACATAGACATTGTATAGGCCGCTGTTCACGGCCTTTTCCATCCTCACATAAATCGGGGTGACCCTCAGGTTGTAGTGGGGGTCGCAGTACTGCGGAGTGTCGTATGAAGGTGCCCCGTAAACTCTCTACTGCCCGTTTTCTTCGTTCCGTTCGTGGACCTGCAGCTCGAGGTCCTTGGCGTTGTTGTAGACGACCTGCACCCTTATGTTTTTCTGCGATGCCTCGAGCGGCTTGTCGTTCGCGGTTTCGGGGGTGTCGCCGAATCCTTCCGACCGGCCGAGCGTGGAGAGGACATACCGGACCATCTGTCCGTCGGGTTTCTCCACCCAGCCGATGATGTTGCCCTGCTCGTCGCGTTCCGGGATGCCCCTCGCGAGCACCTCGGCCGAGATGAGGCAGTCGTCGAAAAGGCGCATTCGTGCGTCGCGTACTACTTGCTTCCATTCATCGCCCCCGGCGTTGAGCCAGTTCGCAATGGTCCCGCGCGTCACCTGAAACGCCGTTGCAACCTTGCTGAGGTTGCCCCGGTACTTTTCAACCGCCTCGCGGAATGTTTCTAATTCTGGTTGCATAATACACTGTATAATTTTTTACATTTTTTCTCACAAAAACTTTGCAAATTATTTTGCTTTTACAAAAACAATTTGGATGTTTGCCGTGAGAAACCATGTATATTGTTTTGTGTTGCCGTCGTTCTGTCGGTTACTCCGAATCTTCGTCGTATTCGTCGCCGAACTCCAGCCTGTCCATGAACTCCTTTCCGTTGATGTATTTGGTCCCGGGTGCGTACCCGTACTGCTGCAAGAAGGATGTGAGCTCGGACGGTGATTGGAACGAGATGGTGACATACGAGAGCACCCCCCCGTCCTTTTCTATATCGTTTTGTTTGATGATGCGGTCCTTGATTTTCTGGATTTCCGCGTGGCGGGCGAGCTGGTTATCCGGGGTGTCGGCGTAGAAGTTGGTGTCGCGGTCGATTTTGGTGTTTTCGCCTGCGTCCTTGAACTCCTGCGATTTCCGTGCGGCCTCTTCGTCGACCTGCGCGTCCTCGCCTGCCTGATACCCGGTGCCGGTAATCTGGGACTCCCTCCATTGCGTATCGGAATACGCGTCGGCGACCTCCTGCGTATCCCCGAGTCCGAGGAGCTGGAGGTCGAAGTCATCGAACCCGGCGTAGCTGTAGTCGATTCCGGCGAGCATGGTGCGGAGCATATCGTCGTCGAACTCTCCCTGCGCGTTGCGGTTGTTGGCGAAGAGGTTCTGCTCCTTTTCGGTTTTTTCGTCGAAATGGACCACGGACACCGTGATGGGGTAGTCGTTCTTTCCGCTTTCGGGTTCGTACCGGTTTATCTCGTCCATGACGCTCACGCGCTGGTGTCCGGACACGAGGTTGCCGGTGTCCTCGTTCCAGACGATACCCCCGAGGAGGCCCACTCTCTTGAGGTTGTCCTTGAGGAGCTTGCGGGCCTCCGGGGTAATCTTGCGGGGGTTGTACGCGGCCAGCGTGATTTCGCTGCGCATGACCTGCCGTACCTCCGCTTGTGCGACCTTGTTGGTTGGTTCAACTTCCTTAGCCATTGTTTCAGCCTTTATCTTTCGTGTTTACCCCCTCGCGCCGAATGCTGAGCGCAGTTCGGCCCTTCGGGCTTCGCGTTCGCCGAAGGCGTTCCGGATGGCCCTTACGGCCGCCCTTGTCACGCCGGTTCTTTCGTTGATGCCCCTGACATCGCGGTAGAGCCGCGCCTGCCGCTGGGTTCCAAGCGCCTCGATGGCCCTGAATGTGTTGTCGTATCTAACTCGGCAAATGGTTTTAATGGTTCTACTTCCCTCCGCCGAGTCCGCCCCTTACGGCCGACCGGGAGACCAGCTCGTAGTTGTCCGGAATGAGGCCGCTCGAGCCCCTCCCGGTGACAGCAAGGCCGATGTCCGTACGCAGCACGGCCCGGTTCGCGCGTGGGTCGCCGCCGAGCCACATGGCGCTGCCGTAGTTCCGGTGCATCCGCGCTATCTGCCTCATCGTCTCCTCGCGCGTCCGGTTCGCACGGATTAGGGTCGCCCCTCTTCCGCTGCCGCGCGTGGTCCTATATGTGATTCTTTCTACCCTTCTAACTTCGCAAATGGATTTTATTCGCTTGGTGTATCGTCAACGGTCGGCGCTTCCGTAGCGTCCACGGTCTTCACCACCGTTGGCATTAAGTATTCCATACGCAGAGATTTGAGCACGCTACGCACGCCCTTCTCCTGCCCCTTGGGGATATACCCATCGCAGAAATCAAAAAGCAGCTTTTCCGCGTACGGGAAGCTCGAAAGGACGCGCTTGTAATCCGCAGGGTAGCGGTATTTCATAAGCAGCATCGTTCCGAGCGACAAATCGAAGCCCTGCGACACATCGCCCTCGACATAAACGAACGGGGCGATGAGGTTCCGGGCCTTGATGTACTGAAGCACCTCCTTGTTCGTCCAGAAGGCCAGTGGATAGGCCATGCCCTTTTCCGTGACGAGGCCGCTCTGCTTCTCGTACATCTTCAGGCGCATCCGTTTCATGTATCCGTCCACGCCCTTCATCCCGCTGAATGCGTAATGAAGGCCGGTCATCTGCCTCACCTCCTCCTCCACCTGACCGATGTTCCGGACAGCAATATCCGGCTGCGGCTCGCAAAAGAATCCGTTGGCGAGCCAAATGTCACGCTGAAAATGGGGGATTTCGACGACCTCGACATTCCGGTAATGCATCTGCGCCCACTTGATGTACGGGCGGATGTGGTCAAGCTCCGGTACAAGGTACATGTAGACGCAAACAACCTTGCTGAACACGCCCGAAAGCATATCCAGCAAGGCTATTCCGTCCTTGCCGCCCGCAGAGTAATACAGCACCGCCGTATCCGTCTGCTGACGGACACGGTGGATGACCTGCATTGCCTGTGCGAACTTGTTACCGGCCATTGGCTTGGGGATTAACCGCGAACGCCAAAGGCGGAGCGGAGCTCACTGCGGCGCTGCTCACGGGAGCCGAAGGTTCCGCTCCGGCCGGCCTGAATACTGCCGTTGACGCGACGCGCCACGAAACGACGGGGACCGGCTCCGTTGTAGCCGCCTCGTCCACTGGTGTAGTATCTGCTTGCGCTAACTCGACATTAGTTTTAAGCGTTGTAATACATTCCGTCGCCAGCAGAGCACAGGTCCAATACCTCGACGGACTTGCATTTTTTTTCTTTCCTACCTTACATTCGCCTCCTCCTCTGCCTCCCGGGCGGCGACCTCCGCCAGCCGCTTGGCCTTCTCCTCCGGGGAGTAGAACAGCCCGTCGGCGTTCTCGTGCGAAACGACCTCGCCGAGGTAGTACCATACCTGACAAACGAGCCACTCTTCGCCGTTTTCTGTGAAGGTGATATCGTTGCCCTCCTCGTCGGTGAAAACGACGAACGAGGCCCTCTTCACCTTGACCACCAGCCGGGGCGCGGTCTTGCGCCGGCCGTTGATGAGCAGGAGCTCCTCGTACGGGACCGGCCGGACATCCAGCCCTTCCGGGGTTTCGGTTTGGGTTACATACCGCTTGGCGTTGCCCGGGTAAATGTACCTGTGCTCCACCTTCTGCACCCCGTTCAAAATATCTTTGAAGCAGGGACGGTCAATTTGCAAAGTCAGTCTTTTTGGCATAGGGTTTTTTGTTGTTTTGGTAGCGGGGGACGGGTTCGAACCGCCGACCTCCGGGCAGTTACCCCGGCAAGCTGACCCACTGCTCCACCCCGCAATGTATATGCAAAGGTGGCAATTTAACGGCGCTCCAGCGCCCCGATACCGGATTAAACATATAAACTTGGGTTTTCAATTAAGCAAATAACGGCCCGGGATGGCCGGGCCGGGTTCGCTCCGTTGCGCGTTACCAAGGCAGGTGGCTGTAAAAACAGCCGTCGGCCGAGCTCTTGTACCAATGGCCGAACAGCCGGACCTCGCCGTCCGAGTTCATGAAGATGAACCGGCTCGAGCCGATAACCTTCTCTACGGCCGAGTCCAGCTTTCTGCTCATTATTCCGTTCTCCCGGATTACCGGTACGAACCGGGTCAAGAAGGCGGTCTCGGAGTCGGTCTTGTCGCCGATGGGCTTGATGTTGAGGATGCCGTTGTGGGCGAAAGCGACCCCGCTGGGCAGGTCGACGAAGGGGTGGCAGTTCTCCGGCCGGATGCTCCCGTGGGTGGCGATGCGGCAATGGATGATGCAGGGGTCCTTCTTGCGGACGGACCGTTTCAGTTCGCGTTCAAATTCGCGGCGGTCCATCGAGTGGTAGATGCGGCGGGGCGTTGCAAAGCCGAAGCCGTGCGGGTTGCTGAGTTCGCATTTCAGGCGAACATATTCTGCGGGGAGCCGGAGGCCGGCCGGTTTGTAAATGATGATGCACATGGTTCAAAGGGTTTTATCGTTGTTTTCTTTTCGTTCGTTGTCAGCCCAGCGAGGGGCGCTGCTTTTGTTTGCAGGGGCCTTTGTGGGCGGCCCCGGGACCCGTGTTCGTTTTGGCCGGAGATACGGCCTTGTCGGCCGTTTTTATGCGTAAACCGGGGTGCGGTTCTCGCGGGCGGCGTGGCCGTTGGTCCGGCGCTTGAAGAAGGCCTTCTGCTCGGCGGTCAAGAAGGGGACCTCGTCGAGCGTCCGGGCGGTAACGAGCTCCTCGTTCTGAATTGAATAGGTGAGGAGGCCGGCCAAGAAGTTCACCCAATTTTCAATCTTCTCGAAATTGATGGTCCCGGCGTGCTGCCGAAATTCGATGGTCTTGTGGCGGGCGAAGGCCTCGAGGTTCACCTTGTGGTAGCGGGCGTAGCAGCTGCCGTCGCTGGCAAATTCGGCCTTCATCCGTTCGAAGGAGGGCTCGTACATCCGCTCGATGCGGGCGGCGTGGTCCGTTATGGACCGGCACCACTGGGAGGCGTTGCCCCGGCGGCTGGCCGGCATGAAACCGTCGATGATGGCCTCGAGCCGGGCGTAATTCAATATTATCCTGCGCCACTGGGCGGCGGTGAAATTCGCGGCCCCGAAATGAACATGGAGCCCGCAGGTCCGGTTGACGCCGGCCCCGGCCTCGTTCAAAATATCGCAAACGACCCGGAGGCTGCGCAGGTCGTTCAGAACCGGCGTGACAATCTCGCAGGTGCCGAAAACATCGCCCCGGCTCCGGCTGAGGCTCCCGTCGCTCATCAGCTTGTACGAGTCGCTGCTGTCGCGGTGGTTGTAGTTGTTGTAATCGTCGTGGGTGGCGATACCGCGCTCGGCGCAAATCCGGCGGACCGCGTCGCGGTCAACATTCGTGCACTCGAGCTCGACGCCGACCGTGAAATGGAGGAGGCGCTGAACCTCGCGGGCGATGGCCCGGCGCTGGCGGCGCGGGGCGGACGGGCGCGGGTTCAACATCATGATGAGGCGGTAGGTCGCCTCCGCGTCGGTCGCGTTGTAGCCGGCCTCTTTGGTCAGCCATTCAATCTTGGAGGCCTTGCTGCCGTTGGCAATGATGCGGGCCTTAATCTGGTCGAGGGTGTAATTCTGTGCCATATCTCAAAAGGTTTAAAGGTTGTTTGTTGTTTTGTTTCTGTGGCAAAGTTACATCCTTTTTTTTAATTTGCAAACTTTTTTGCAAAATTTTTTCGCATTATTTTGTGCAAAAGTCCGCGAAAAATTTGTAATCGGCCACCGGCGGCCGTCAGTGGCCTCTTTTTTCTGCAGATTTTTCGGGATTTCCTACAAAATAATTTTGTCGCGGGTTTACATCTGCAGGTCCACCTCTATATATGACGCAAGGCCGCGCCATCCCGGCGGGGCCTTGCAATGAACAAACAACATAACCTAAAGAGGTATGTACCGGGTGTCGAGCCGACCCGGCGGCGGCTATTTTTCGTCGGCAGGAATCCTGCTGGCATCCTCCTCCCGGGCAAGGGTTAGGAATCGTTCGCGGACGATGTCCTCGTCCCGGCGGAGCTCCTGCTCCCGGAGCTCGAGCCCGGCCTCCCGTTCGTCGAGCCGGAACGACCAGATGGCGTTGCCGGCGCAGAGGGCGGCCAGCGCTGCTAAGATGATGAAAAGTCCTACCATATCAAATCAGCCGGAACTGCTCCTCCTTGAGGACGGTCTGGCCGCCGTTGTCGAGGTTGATGACCCATGCGCCGTTCACCTTGATGTCGAGGGTGCCGTCCCCGTGGTGCCCCGTGCGGACCCGGTCTCCCTTCCCCGGGACCCATTCGTGGTGCATGGCGAAGCGGCCGATGAACCAGTCCGGGAAAATGCCGTTCCCCGGCATGGCGCGGAGGTGCCGGAAGATGCCGTAATACCCGTCCTCGCTGTGCGACCGGTCCACATAGAGGAGGATGAGGCGGATGAGCTCGTTCGCGTCCGCGATGAGGTTCGAGTATTTCCGGGAGTCCTCATGCACGGCCTCCCAGCACGAGGTGTCGAGTCCGAATTTTTCCATCCAGTGCCCGGCCTGCCTGATGCATCTGTCGTAGTTCTTGAGGTACTGCTTCTTGTCCTGCCGGAACCCGCTTCCCTGCTGCCTGAGCTGCTGGTCTATATCTTCCACGAGCACAG